TACTCAAACTCTGTGCGGATCATATCCTTCACAGACTCACTAACTTCTAGGTTAGCAAGATTGATCTGTACTGGGCTGTCGTTCTGATCAGTAACGATTGCTTCTTGAATAATATCTTCAATAGCACTGTCAACTTCGGGGTGCATCGCCATCATGCGATACTTAACCACCATATCATACTCAGTCTTGAAGTTTCCATCAAGATCTACGTATGTCCCATGGTATCCACCAGCTATAAAACTGGTAGCACCATCCTCATTGGTTGGAGCTATAGGAGAGGGAGCATCCTTGCTTAACCTCTCCTGCCTCTTCTTAAATGAGAATCCAAATAATTGTGCCATGAACTACTAGGTTTTTACCCTACTATTTAGACTACTTGTCGTAGCCTGTCGTGAAGTACTGGTAAGCAAATTCAACATCGAACTCTTCATAAGAGTCATTGTTGTCATAGGCAACTGCTATCTGTGAAACAGATACAGGGAAAGCAGCTACTAACTTGTATGCTGCGAGTTCAACCAGAGTGGTAGCTGAATTAAACTTGTCATATTGTTTGACAGTTATATCCTGCATGACACTAGAATCCCCTCCTGCGTTAACTGGAGAAATTCCTGAGTTTTTATCTTTCTGGTTAGTAAGATCAATCCATTGCTCGAAAGCTTTTCTAAGTTCCCAAGCTTGATCATTGTAGAAAGTAGCAGTCCAAGATTCAAATGTCCTGTCTCCAGGTACTTTGATAACACGTCCACGGAAAGGTAGTTCTACTGTTCCTACTGTAGATGCAGGAAGAGCAGCACTCTTACAAAGTTGTGGCACAATGTCTGATGCTGTAGGTTTGTCTACTCCACTTGGAAACTTGAATTCAACCTGAAACAGGTTGGGCCGTACGCCACCCTGAATCGTTTTTTGGAAGTCTAATACTGTAAATGCGGCCATTGTTAAATGCTCCTATTAAGATCTGCGTGGGATTACTTCTTCAAAGCTAACACCAGTACGGGTAGCAACGAAGGTTAGTGTGATGAAGTTAATCGAGCGAGCAGGCTTAATGTAAATTTCGGCCACGAACTCATTAGCATCGATAACTGCGCCTGTGTTATTTGACTCATCACAAACAACTAGGAAGTCAGTGATACCTCTACGAGCTTGAATCTCTCTGAGGTAAGGTTCAACAACGTTGTTGAAATTACTCCTAGTAAATTCGTCGTTAAGTTCAAACAAGACTCCCTTCGCAGCATTTCCTATAGTCTTCTCTACGACGAGGAAGAGACGACGGACGTTGATGCGATCAAAAGCAGATGGTGAAGCGAGAGCAGTTTTGTCTCCGAAGAGTACAATACCCTGACCAGGTAGACTGGTGATTGGGTTAATTCTGTTCTGATAGAGTGCATCTCTTTCAGAACGCTTAGGTGAGTATGCTAGTTTAATAGCATTTCTAATCCCACCACGGTTCAAACCAGCAGGTGAGAACCAAGGATCTCCGTTAGCAGTGGTAGCAGCACATAATCCTGCTACGTCTCCGTTACATGGGATCCAACGATACTTGTCATTGAAACGGTCATAAAGGTATTTCCAACCGTTATCAAATACAGTATATGATGATGAAGCGAAGTTGTTATAGAAATCAACTACGTTCGTTGTTTGAGTAGCACTGTTACTTACACCAACAACATTACCTTTGTGTGGTGAAAGATATGCTATACAATCTTTTCTCAAGCCAGCAAGTGATACTAACTTGTTTGCTTTGGCTATTGTTTCTGCTTCAGTAGCACCGCCACCACCCATGATTAGGTAGTCAATTTGTACGGTTTCAACGTCAGCGAATAAATCGTAACCTGAAATTATCTCTCCTTGGGTTAGAGTGTATGCGTCAACACCACCAGTGAGAGTGTATTGTCTGTGTCCTACTAAGTCAGATACTTCAGAAGCAACAGCACCAAGGTTACCAGCAGATGTGGTAAAGGCATTAGCAGAAGCATCCCAAACACCATTAGGTCCACTACCTTCCTCATGCTTACCCCAGTAAATGTAGTTACTCTTGTTTAAGAGTATCTCAGGATAGTAAGCTAATGATCCTTCAGGTGACTTAGCATCGGAAGCTTTAGACAAATATGTATACTTCTCTAAAAGTGTTTTAGGTACACCTGTTAGAGCACCAGTGTTATCATACACTGCGACATGAACTTCATCCCATCCACCGCCACGATCAGAAGCATAAGCAGATGAACCAGGACGAGGAGCTAGGTTATTCCAAGATAGTCCAGCGAAGACTTCTTGTTGGTCATACCAATCAGCAGCAGCAGTGACAGCAATATCTGGGTTTGTATCATCATCAGCAAGATCGGATGTAGTCCATAGACCACCAGTCTTGTTAATGATGTTAAGAGTAGTACCACTTACACTCCAAACATAAGCACTCTTAGTACCAGCACTATTGTTTAGTGTGTCGCCAGGTGATACAGCACTCTGGAAACCATTCGCTAAAGTTAATTGTTGGTCAGCACCTTTGTCGATAACAGCAATGTTAATTGCGTTACCAGCAGTACCTGAGAATCTGGAAGCCCAGTTCCATCCTTGAAGTCCTGTGTAGTACTGCCCCTCGTACACCTCAGGGTTTTCGATTAGAACAGCAGTTCCGTTAGAAACAGCGTTCTTTAGAGCACTACCCGAAGCACGAACTACATCAAGTACGCCACCATAGGCGAGGAAACTTGAAGCAGCAAACCATGTTTCTGCGTTACTGTCATTTGGTTCACCAAATGTATTCAGAAGTTCTGACTCTGAGGAAATACGAGTTGGTGTATTAACTGGTCCTTTAGAAAAGGCACCAGCAATAGCTCCTACGTTTATCTCAACAGTTTCAATAGATCCTAGAGTTAAATCTCTTTCTTGGATCGCAACTCCTGGCGAGAGAAGTGTGCTAGCCATGCTTGTTCGCTCCGATGAATGATTTCAATTTGTCTAAAAATATTTATGAAAAGCTTGTTTTTCAGCGGAACTCCCACATGTGACTCATGTCTCCGTACTCATCTACCTTCCAATTACTGTTTTCATTATCTCTACCATCTATATTAAGAGACCAAACATCACCAGTTTTCTGGTCTATAACTTGCTCCTCTTCATCCACACCATTTAAAATGAAACCAAATGGTGCCATGTCTTGTTCTATCTGATTCTTTTGTTCCTCATATATCCTTCGTCTGATGTCCTGATCGGTCATCTCCTTGAAGTATTCCTGTTGTACCAACCAAGCAAAGATAACCAGACACATAACTAGGTCATCATTATATCCCTCGTCTGCTTCAAACGATTGTTTGTTCTGAATGAAGGTAGTGAGTTCCGCAACAATGTTATAGTCGTTAACAATTAACTTATCATCCTCTATTAAAGTCTTTAAGTTAGAACACCCCTGTGCTTTAACTGTCTTACTCATCTTAACACCCATCTGTGTCTTACCACCAGAGAATCCTGTACCAACTATCTGTCCAGCACGTCCTCTCATAGCACACATGAGAACATTCTCATACTCTACATCATAGTGAAGTTGAGATGCTACTGCTTCTCCTATATCATTTACTTCTATTAAAACGTATGCCATATTATATGCCTTTGCTATATCAGCAATGACATTGGGTAGTAACATAGGTCTGATCTCATGATCCCTATACTTTGCTACTAATTTCCACGGAGCCTGAGATATATCAATAACCACACACGCACTATAGTCCTGAGCCAACCCACGAGATATGTCGCAAGTAACAATGTAATCATGCTCAGGAATAGGATGTTCATATACGTCAAGAGATCCATTAGTTGTTACTGGGTCATCGTATGCTAGCACACGAAGTTTAGATGCTGCTATTAATGTGTCAACAGATCCTAGGAACTCACAGTCAAACTCTTGAGTGAACTGTCTGACTGATGTGTTAGCAATGGTTGTTTCCTTCCATGCTGCGTCTCTACCTGGAACCTTAGACCAGTGTACTTCTGTCCATACATATCCATTCCTACCTTTCTGGGCATCAATCCAGAGTTTGTAGAAATGATTCATCCCATTTGGAGTAGATATGATAATTACTTTCGTTGACTGACCAGACGTAATAGTAGGATAAACAGAACTAAAGAATTGTTCTGCGATATGATTTGGGATAAAGGCGAACTCGTCGAGGAAAATGATATTGAACGACATGC